TGAATTTCGTATGGCCGAGGCGGGTCTGTTTCTTGAGCGTCAGCTTGAGTACATCCGTCCCCAGGTGTTTGAAACCGTTTACGCGGACATCAAATATCCGACCATCCTGCCTGTGACCAGTGAAGCTGGTAACGGCGCTCAAACTTTCACCTATCGAGTGATGGACTCGACTGGTGAGTTCAAGCTGATTGCTGATGCTGCAGATGATCTGCCGCGTGCTGACATCAGCCAAGTTGAGAAGAGCATTCCCATCCGCTCGTTTGGTGGTTCCTTCGGCTACACCGTGCAGGAACTGCGTGCCGCTCAAATGGCCAACATGGCCCTTGAGCAGCGCCGCGCCACTGCTGTGCGTCGTGCTTACGAGGAGAAAGTGGAAAGCGTGGCCATGTTCGGCGAAAGCGCTGCTGGTCTCTCTGGCTTCTTCAACAACTCCACCGTTGACGTGCTGGTGGCCGATAAGTGGTTCACTGGAACCATCACTGCCCAGGAAATGCTGGAAGTCCTGAACTATGGCGTGAGTGCCATTGTGAACGACTCCAAGATGAAGGAGCAGCCCGACACCATCCTCATGGCCTATGAGGACTTCCGCATTGTGAGCACCACTCGCAATTCGGACTCTTCGGACGTGACTGTGCTGGAATACTTCCTGCGCACCAACCCCTTCATCACCTCCATCGAGCCCATCAATCAGCTCGATAAGGACAACAGCGCTCTGAACACCAACCGCATGGTGGTGTACAAGCGTGATCCTCAGAAGGTGCAACTGCACATTCCTCAGCCGCTTGAACTCTTCCCGCCTCAACAGCGTGGTCTTGAGTTTATTGTGCCTGCTCATGCTCGCGTGGGTGGCGTTGCCATCTACTTCCCTAAGAGCGTGAAGTACGTGCAAGCTGCTTCCTGAGGAAGCAAATAGCTCGGGCGTTAGGCTTTAGAGCAGTTCCATGATGAACAAATGCTAATCGCTTATCGCCCCGAGCTTGAAAATCCGCCGCGTGAAGGTGGGTTTGGTGTGATCACCAAAGTTGGAATTATCCAACTGAGCCCCGGTGTGAATGCAGACGTGCCCGAAACCAAATGGGAAGAGGCCCGTCAAAACCAAACAGTTAAGCGCCTGATGGCCATTGGTGCCATCGAGGAGGTCACAGAAACGCTTACGGTGCAGGACGTCCCTCAAAGCGTAAGCACCCTTTCTCAGCTTCCTCAGCGCGATGCTCTGAGCATGATCGAGATTATGCACGATGATGAGCAACTGGACGACTGGAAAAAAATTGAAGGTCGTGTTCGCATTCGCAACGCCATCGCCCGCCGCATTGAAGCCATCAAAACTGGGAAGGTCTAATAATGGCCGTCACCTATGCAACATTCCTTGATCGTTTTCCTGAGTTCATTCCCCATCCATCGGGAATTGTCAATGGAGCAATCACGGAGGCTTCAGCGGATGTAAGCGAGGACATTTTCGGAGATCAAACTGATCGCGCCGTCAAACACCTCGCTGCTCACATTATTGCCATTCAACTTGCACAAATGGGCGTTCAAATTGGCGCCACTGATGGCAAGGTCTATGGCAAGGGACTGGAGGCCACGCAATATGGCCAAGAGTTCAAACGAATGCTTGAAACCGTTTCTGGTGCTTCTTCCATTGGTTTTGTCGTATGATCAACGGCCTTTCGCCACTTGCTAATGCCACACTGGTCTGGCAAGTTGCGTCTGGCTACGCGATTGACGAGGAAACTGGCAACTACGTGGGGCTGTCTTCGGGCACCACTTACTATGCCACTTTGAAGCAGAAGAACAATCCACGGTATGACTACCTCCTGGGCGCTGACAATACAGCCGTCTACATGGAAGGAAGACTGACTGGGCCTTTGGCACTATCAGGAGTCACGCCTGGAAGCTCCGCTGCTGCAACCATCAATGGGAGGGAAGGACGGTTTGAGCTATTGCCTAATGAGCATATTGCTGAGCATTATTGGCAGTTCCTAGGCGCTCCAATACGCGGCATTTTTAGACTTGTAGGCAAAGGAAGCGTTCAGAATGTCTGAGGCGCTTAATCATCTTCTCTCCATTGAGGATCTTCAATGACCATCTACCATCCCACTGAGCTGGTTAAGAGCCAAGACGTTATTGTTCGCGTTGGCTCTATTTCTGGCACTGCCCGTCCCGTCATCACCCAGAGTGGTGCCACTTTCACCGTAAGTGGTGCTCCTACGCTCTACACCCTGCAAGCTGCTACCACGGCTTCGCTGGCCTTCAACGACGGCAACACTGAGTTCTATCTACTGGGCAACGGCGGCTTCGCTGATAGCGTGGTCGTTACCAGTCAATGCACTGCTTCCATCACTTCCTACTTCCAGAAGGACGTTGATGGCACCACGTTCCTGCCGAACAGCTTTGACGAAGCTTTCCAAGTGGTTGCTCAAGGCCGTTACGACAAGGACCATGAGGTGTACGTCGAGATTAACAAGCAACTCGGCGTGAGCGGCACCACGTTCTACTACGATCGCGTGGCATTTGTCTCGCGGGTGATGAACTATAGCGAGAGCTATCCTGCCGATAACCTTGTGGAAGTCACCTTTGACCTCATGAGCCGTGGCCGCATTGGCATCCATCAGAACGCTGAGAACACTGGCAGCATCATCCCGACTGTGCCCAACTCTTGATTCTTTCCCATTGTTTTCGCTAGCCTTCCTTTACGGGAAGGCTTTTTTATTGTGAACATTGCGCAGCTTAGGCAAACCATTCAACTGCTCCTAGAAGGCTCTCCTGACCTAGTTGGGCAATATACGCTGCCTGATGGTACAAAAATACCAGCCATCTATGTGAGCGGTAGGCAGGGCGTGCCTCCTGAGTGGAAAGTTGAAGGATTGGAAGTGGTCATTGATGAGTTTCCCTCCTTGAGCCCTCGTGCTGGTGTGGGAATTGTCCAGCAGCGTCAAGAATGGACAGTTGTGCTTGTTGACTACAGCACTTCTTCCAAAGCCCTCACGCAAGCTGCTCGAAGGATTAGCAGGAGATTCCCTGACGCTCGTTTCTCCTTCTCGCCTGAAACTGACATTGCTTACGGTCAATATCGCATTAGGATTCCCGACTTGGAAATTGATCGTCTCTATCCTCCGCAATGAAGCTGCTTAAAAGCGACTGCGAAAACGCTTGGCTTTTTGATTGCCAATTGGACGATGGAAAAATCAAAGCAGGAATGGCTTGCTTTATGCCCTTCTCTCCATCGAAACTTTCTTTTACCATCAAAGGGAAAAGCTATTCGGCCATTGCGCCATTGAAAGCTTGCGACCAGCCAGGGGCGGTGAGGATTGTCAACGCTAGACTTCCATTGCTTGATTGATAGCAATGAGCAAGTATTCAGACTTCTTCTTGATTGGCAGCCCCGAGTATTGCGAGCTGAATGAACGAATGAGGCTGCGTAGCTTTGGAAGCTGGCTTGCAGAGGAAGTGTGGTGCAGGGAGAAGCAAAATAAAAAGCGGGCTCAATTCACGCTTGAGCTAATTCGTCTTGCTGGTAAGATTGCCAAGGCTAAGGGCATTGATGAGGATGCAGCGTTTGAACTGTTGCAAAGCGGAAGCGACGATAGGGCAGAGGCACTAGCTGAGTTCACTGAAGAAATGGAGCAGCTCATGGTGCTGTCTCCATCGGGCAAGGATCAATTTGAGGAGCTTGTCACGCTGTTCTTTAAGAATCGTGGGGAAGTGATGGATGGGAAGAAGTGGGTGGCTACTAAGGACTGGGACGTCGAAGACACGCGCAAGCTTCCTGCCAACATGCTGACCATCATTGATAAGTTTATGAGCGATGAAGAGGGAACAGAGGCGATGGAGAAAGAGCAAGACGAAGAGGACGAAGAAGCCCCAAAATGAGCATGGTGGCCAAGCTTGAGGCCACCAGCGAACAAGCATTAGAAAATTCCACTGATTGGAGCGAGCTATATGCTCAAATGATTTCCCTGGGCGTTTCCGACCCATTGTTCAATGCCGAGAGGTTTCATTTGGTGCCAGTGAAGCTTCTAAAGGCGCTGGCAGATAGTCTTTCCAAACATCAGCAGCAAAAGGCAAATATTGATGGCAGTTCAGTGGCAAAGCTGGCGTGTCTAGTGCATAGTGCGCTTGGAGGAAAGAAATCGTCCGTGTCCATTGAAGCCTTCCTGCCTTTTGATTTGCCGAAAGACAAGCAAGGGATTCAGGAGAGCACGATTAGCGCAATGAAGTGGGCATTAAAAAATGAGAAAATGCCGCCCGCTATTGTAGGCATGATTGGCGCTGAATTGGCTTAGACTATTGCCATACGGCTTAACACAATGGCTTACAAGGTTCGCTTTGAGAGCAATGCTTTTCAGGCGGATAGCGCCATTCGGAAGTTGGTTGATTTAACAGTTGGCCTGGGAAACAGGCTGCAAAGATTTGCTGGAATCAAGATTGATCGTTACGACATCAATTCATTGCGTAAGCTCTATGGAGTCAATGAAAGGGTTTTTGAGCGGGCAATGGACTGGGCGGATCAAAACTTTGATCAGCAAATGATTGATAGGAAATGGGACTGGACGTGGGGTGTAGAAACGCAGCGCAAGAATGGAGAAACGGTGATGAGTCCTCGTGATATTGTTGATACAGGTCAGTTGCTACAAAGCAAAAAGCGGATAAAAG